AATTTATAGTATCTGGATTATTTATTAGAGAAAAAATGATGTTTACGTCAAAAGAATAATTATCAGGATTAGGATTGACGATAACATTCAACAGAATTACTCTCTTTTCGTTCTGTTTTATCGTTGAAGTTATATGGTATGTTATATTTTCAGCTGTAATGACATCGTTTGGTTCAAACAGAGCTTTGTATACGTTTGAACCAATTGTAGGCTGAAATAATCTCTCTCCGATATTTGTGAGTATGAGATTCTTTAATGATTGTTTTACAGATTCTTCGTTTATGACTTTACCAAGAGTCTTGTTAATCGGATGTACGTCCATATTATTCAGAAAATCGCTGAAATACTCTACTGGTTTTCCTTTTTGGACTATATCGGCTCTTGCCATCTATTAACCTTTACCTTTTGGTGGGACATTAGCAATTTCAAGCTGAGTACCATTATTAGATCTAATAACATTGCTCTTAGAAGATTTAATAGTAGTAGAACCACCACTGTCAATAACAATACCACCCTGAGTAATAGTTATTGAAGTACCACCAACATTTAATGTTATCGAAGTATCACTATCAATTATGATGGCATCCGAACTCTTTATTCTAGTCTTGCCATCGTTAGTCTGAATATCAAAATTACCGCTTTGAATATTTATACCATACTCACCAGTTATTATATCCATTTTATGGCCATTAACGACCTCAACCATATCTCCTGTGACAGCATGGCTTACGTTACCATCATGCTGGGTGATATGATTACCCTCTGAGGTATGAAAGACGTCACCACTACTGTGGGAGATACCAGAATCCTGTGTAGCTGATACGTTATGACCTGAACCGCCAGAATAATTGTCGCCGCCATTCTCGCTGCTTCTACCACCATCGCTGTTTGATCTGACCGAACCGCTTACCTTTTCGTCAGAGTGTCCGTCAGCCGTCTTGGAAACTCCGTCACCGTGATATTGGTGGGTTTTACCTACAACTACCTCAGTCCTAGAACCATCAGCTGCATGACCGTAGTAAGAGCCGCTTGCCATGACCTCAAAATATGCCTCTTTTCCAGGCTCAAGACTCTTGATGATCTGATTGCCGGCAGCATCCTGCGATACGTGAAGATTAGGATAATTTCCCTCATATGGGAGTTTCGGATGTTTTACATTATAATCGGTCGCCATTCTTATCCCTTTATGATTGGTCTATCTTGGCCAAATGTCTGGTTAATCTGTTGTTGTTGGACTGCTGCTTTTTCTGCAGTCGTTAGACCACCATTTAAGACAGATGCCTTATCTGCGGCAGACAATCCTTTCAACGAATCATCCAGTTTGCTATCTAATTCTGAATCTTTTGGTTTGATGGAGTCAATGAGGCTACTCTTTTTAGCAGATAACATGGCCTGACCCTGAGTAAAAGCTCCCATGGCTTTCCCAGCACCCTCACCAAGAACGGAGCTGGGCAACTGACCTTTCATGATACCATCGATACCGCCACCAAGTCCTCCAGGCAATAGTTTAGAAGCCATGCTAGTTATGTTATCTGGGCTGATACCAGAACCAAGGACTTTAGTCAAACCATCAACTTTCATAGCACTAAACCCACCACTCAGAGCGCCTAAGACGGATGCAGAAGAGGGAATTGCTCCATTTAACAGACTAGAAGCGAGTGAAGAAGTTAGAGCTGCAACAGCATTGCCTTTTACATGCTCTGTGGCTGATGCGTAATGCGGCTGGCCGTTTCTGTGTGTATATCTTTTTTGATTCGATCTTTTGTCATACCATTCTATGTAACCTGGATATGGATCTTCATCAACAGTATAATATTGCTGAACATACATATCTGGAGGATTATCAACAATAAGACTTGCAAGAGGAATCGGAGTATTGGCGCCTCTTGTCGTAGTAGAAGGAACTGCGTGAGGAACTGCTGCGCCACCATTAGCCATAGCGCTGTTAATTGCTGTCGATAGTCCTATCTTAATACCTCTTACAAGACTAGGATCTAAACCATTCAACAGACCAGTCGCTCCGCCCACTTTTAGAGCATTAGATAAGACGCCTGCTATATTACCTAGACCGAATTGACCAGCTAGATTACCAACCATACCTGCAACAGCGCCAGACATTAAATTCTGTAGACCTAGAGGACTTGAGATATTAACAATATCTCTAACGCTGGCCATATTACTAGCCATAGAAGGTATAGAAGCACTAAGACCTTTTGGGTCTACCTGTTTTACGAGGTCAAGAATGTGCGCACCAGAACCTTTAACAGCAGAAGCGACTGTGGGTATCGATGGTTCTTTTAGTTTCTTATCGACTTCTTGATTGTTTACGATGCCAGCAGCTTTAGATACGCTTTGAACTGATTTGACACCATTGTTAATATCATTGATTGTTATTCTGTCTGGGTTTAGAATACTGTACGGATTCTTAGCAACAGGAGGAGATTGATTTGTTGCACCTGTAGGAATACTTCCTGTATCTTTGTTAATCTCAGGAACACCATCCGTTACAGATCCTCCTTCAACAGGATCACCAGCTTTACCGAAGCTGCCCATGATGATTGGATACTGCTGATCTTTATCAGCCCACATACCCATGACCTTAGAACCTTTAAGAAGACCTAATGGTGCCTGTCCTATTTTTCCCATCGCAGCTGATGTGACTGGCTGCATTGGCATGGCCCAAGGTAATGTGTTATCTGGTATATTCTCTTTGTCATCATGACGCCCGTATACGCGCACGCGAACACGTCCTGACTGATCTGGATCCATGACATCCACGACCTCGCCATACCACATACCACCAAAACTACTACCTAAATCTCTTTCAGTCATTATACTCCGTTCTCCAATCCACCCTTCAGTAGTTCTATACAACAAGTATATCTTGGCTTAATGCCTTCTTCTTGTATCTCATGATGTATTCTAGAAATTAAAAAATTACCTGTCAACTGAGTATCATTACTGTATTCCCCAGTCGTAGAAACTTTTTTCGTAATATTAGCCTCAATTACAGCACCACAAGTTAGTTTGGTATCACCATACACTCTAATCTGTAAAGCGTTCTGCATCAGCTGTGCTATATACGCCTGTTGATCTTTTGAATTATCTGCTATGTTTGTAACAGCACGCTGCGATGTATCAACAGGTATCATATTCTGAGGAGGTATCTTTGCTCCATCATTATACTTACTCTTAAACTCGGGCGAGTCATAACTTCCTTTACCGCCTGACTTATACGATGAAGGATCTGGCGTATCATCTTTAGATTTATATTCGTGGGTGCGAAAATCAAAAGTAGAAGTCCTGCGTTTACCACCATTTGCGATACGGTCAGTTGAAGATAATTGTTTAGGAACCTTATATGCCAATATGTTGTTATCTGTCTGATTAGATGTGCTACTGTTAACAGAATCAGACTGTTTAAAAGATTTTACTGATGCTTCCTGAAATAATTTTTCTATGGTAACAAATTTAAATTTTGGGCTAGTACCGCCTTCTCTAGTCTCAAAAAACACATATGATGATGATTTGTTATCGGCGCTGATCGCTCTACGTCTAATCATATCAACTGCTTCATAAGGATTCTTGTGTGATATCAATATATCCTGGACTCCTTTTGTGTCCTCAGCTTCAAATGATTTACTGCTCTTCATATATCTTAGAAAGATATCTTGAGCCATATCACTGATTGTTTTCTTGTACGACTGCTGAACAAAGTTTGTCTTAGAATGTAAAGCCTCTTCGCTAACGCATTTCAGCATATAGACCTTAGATTTCTGAGCACCAGTTGGTTTACCATCATCAAGCATATGGAGTGCAAATTTAAATTCTGCACTGCTGCCGCCTGGAACTTTGAATGAAAATTCTACAGTCTCATCGCCTGTTATTTTTAATTGACCGACTTGGTCATCAGCGTCAAGAACAGATATATCTGCCAGTATCCCTGGTGTAAAGATACTCTCATATATCGAACATGATACGAATGATTTAGAGAGATCCAATGATCCTCTAGATGATGTAACAGTCAATTTGTCTACGGCAATATCGCCTGGATTAGAATCAGCCATTTGATGCTAAGAGTTTCTTTATTTCAGTTGCAGTTTGTTGAATGTAAGATTTATTTAAGATGTTTACTACCTTATTATTTTCGTTAGATTCTCTCTCATAGTCATATATTGTTACTGGACTCCAATATGTGTTTTCTGTTGGTGGTAGATTAACAGAAACTAGTAATATGTTATTCGAATATCCACCAGTGGTATTTGCTGTAAAGTTTACGTTTGACGTACTCTCTCTACCATACAGATAACTAGAAGCTGTTATAGAAACAGTATTGCTAACATTGACCGTACCATACATGTGTTGTAATGTTAATACACTGGTATTTCCTAATACTACCTGCCCTCTGCCTGTTGTTGTGTTATTAAAAACAATGTCAACTATCTCATTTTTAACAAAACCAGAACCATCAACATAATAAGTGAATACTTCGTTAGTGTTTGTTACCCAATCATTCTGTTTTCTGCTGTAGCCGATAGGAGTATAGCTACTGTTATATACTGGCTCCCAATATTTCTGTAGATCTAATGTTAGAGCCTCGAAATCAGCAACAGAAATCGTACCAGTATTTTCATACCAGTTATTTCTATAGAATGCTACTTTTTGTTGTAATGTATAGACATCTACATTATATTTTTTTG